CCCAATTTTCTGCAAAACAAATAGGGGGGATCAATTGGTTTCCCCAAACTGATAGGAAAAAACTATTATGAAAAAACCAGCCGAGTTACACGCAGTTGAAGGCACACGCATGGTGCGTAAGTCTGGGAAACCAGCAGCCATCCCAGCCGAGCTGAAAACCAGAATGCCATTTGCGGAATGGCATGACCATCCAGAAAAATTTGACAAAAAGCAATTTGTCAAAGAGGCATCAGATTTTTTGTTTGATGTTTATGGGATTGGGGATAACCAGAATCGACACACATTGGGAATGCTGGCCGACACCATGGAAATGTACGTCAGCTGCAATATGCAGCTCACAAACGACCAGCTGATGATTTGGCACAATGATGGCAAAACTGCAGCCATTAATCCATTGGTCAATATCAGGGCCAAGGCTTTGGAGCAATGCATTCGATTGATGGGTGAATTGGGGTTAACCCCCAAAGCCAGATTGTCTGGAAAGGCAACCAAAGAATCCAGTTCAATTGACACATTACTTAGAGGGCCAAAAGCTGCATGAATTGGCAAGATGGAATTCTTTATGCAACGCAAGTCAGCCGAGGTGAAATCAATGTTTGCCAGGATGTCAGGCTGGCGTGTCAGCGATTTATCAATCAATATGAAAACAAAGATTGGGAATGGATTTTTGATGAGGATTATCCTCAACACGTTTTAAATTTTGCAGCCACATTGAAACACACCAAGGGTCCCAATGCTGGCGATCCGATTTTGCTCGAGCCATTTCAGATTTTGTTGATTTGTGCCATTTATGGTTTTAGGTCCAAAAAAAATCGAACAAAGAGAATGGTCACAGATGTGATTTTGTTCATTCCAAGGAAAGCTGGCAAATCGACCATCACGGCCATTTTGGGTTTATATGAGCTGCAATTTGGCGAGGCTGGACCAGAGGTATTTACATTGGCCACCAACAGGGAACAGGCCACCATTGTTTTTGATTCGGCTAAAGGATTCATTGAGCATATGCCCAAAGAATTGGCTGATCGATTCAATCCCAGTAAATATGAAGTCAAAAAAGCTGGAGACAGTCAATCAATGTTTAAGGCTTTGAGCCGAGACACAAAAAAGACAGGTGATGGTAAGAATCCCAGCTGCGTGATCATCGATGAGGCTGCACAGATTGTGGACAGGAATTCCATCGAGGTACTGCACTCAGGTATGGTGGCCAGACAGAATCCTTTGAGGATTTACATTACAACTGCGTCATTTACCAAAGACACCAAGTTTTATGAGGATATGTCAATGTACCAATCCATGTTATATGGTGAGGCCAACGACAATCCAAGATGGTTTGGGCTGCTTTATGCGCTGGATGCCAAAGATGATTGGCGTGATTCAGCAGTCTGGGCCAAGGCAAATCCAATGCATGGCATTTCAGTGTTTGAGGAGGCCATTGCGCAAAGGGCCGAGGAGGCCAAGCACAAGCCAGCTGCACTCAATGAGTTTTTGTGCAAAACGCTGAACATTTTTGTGTCAGCTCAAAGTGCCTGGCTGGATCGGACATTTTGGGATGAGGCTGCACAAATTGAGGATGATCGAACACCAGAGGATGTGTTCATTGGATTTGACTTGGCAGCCACTCGAGATTTGAATGCAGTCTGCACATTGAAACGATATGGCGAGTTAGACTACCGAGCCGAATTCAAATTCTTTTTGCCAGAGGCTGGTTTGGAGTTGATTCCCAAGCATTATGCAGATATTTTTAGAGTGGCAGTCAAATCTGGCATTTTGAAAATTACTGAAGGTAATGTGATGGATGATCGAGAAGTGAGCGATTACATCAAGCAGCAATGTGAAAAATACAATGTCAAGGAAGTTGGATACGATGCATACAATGCAGCGAGTTTGGTGGCCAGGCTGCATGAGTCTGGCATCCCAGTTAAAAAAGTTGGTCAGGGCATGGGCGTGTTATCAAATCCATCGAAATATGTGGAGAAACTTATACTGAACAAGCAAATCAAGCATGATGGCAATCCATTTGTGGGATGGCAATTGTCAAACTGCGAGGTTTATGAGGATGTCAATGGCAACATCAAAGTGCGAAAAAATGAGGCAGACAAAGCAGCCAAAGTTGATGGCATTATTGCCATGATCATTGCAGCTCATTGCAGCTTGGACAATCCATATGCGTCAAGTTCGTTTGGATTTAGATCGTTTTAGTGATACTATGTGACCCAAATGGGGGAAAAACATGGGAATATTTGACTTTTTCAGAAACAATAAAGGCGTAAAAGGCGAATCAAATACGCTTTTTGGCCAGACCCAGCTGGGCAATCAAATTGTCCGCACCAATCAAAATGGCCAGCAAGGCTCTGCATTCCAGCTGCTTTATGTGACCACCAGCAGCGTCACAAACGCTGGTCGCATTGTCGATATGTCGGTATTGTCGAGAAATTCGACAATTATGTCGTGTGTAGGAGTCAAAGCCAGAGCATTGGCCCAGTGCAGCGTGAACATCATGTGCAAGATGGATGATGGCACTTTTGTCAATGCGCTGCAGTCAGACAAAGTTGGCAGCAGAGACAAAGCCAAAGCCAAGCAAGTGATGAATTTGCTGCAAGACCCAAACAACTTCCAAAACGCATATGAGTTTTGGTATCAGTGGTGTATGTGGCAAGATTTGGCTGGCGAATGTTTTACATTGTTGCTGAGAAAAGACAACAAAGACTCGATGCAAACCCCCATCGAGATGTACAACTTGGATGCCACATTGATCACAGTTCAGATGACCAATTTGAGGTATCCGAGCTATCGCATGAGCACACCAACATATGGTTTTAACATGGATGAGCCATTGCTGCCATACCAGGTAATCCATATTACTGAGGCAGCGTGGCAAGGCTCTGCTGGTTTTAACAAAGGCATTTTGGCCACTGAATTGGTGGCATTGGATACAGACATTGACTTGTATGCCAACTATGTAATGCAAAATGGTGCAAAACCAAGCGGATTGTTCAAGACAGATCAAGTCATTCCAGATGCCAAGTACAAAGAAATTGCTGCCAGGCTGAAAGAAGCTTGGGCATCGATGACTGGCTCAAAGCCCACCGACACCAGCAAGCCAGGCCAAGGAATGCTGCTGGATCAGGGCATGACATTTGAGACTGTGAAAATGTTGACGTTGCAAGATGCTGATGCAGCCAAATTGAAAGACCAAACAACCAAGCGAATTTGTGCATTGTTTGGTGTTCCATCGCAGCTGCTGGGCTTGGAAATGGGCAAATACAACAACACCCAAACTTTGCTCGATGAGTTTTACAAAACAACAATGTATCCGATGATTATCAACATCGAGCAAAAATTCACCAAGCAGCTGCTGCGTGGATACCCTAATCTTTGCATCAGATTTGACACCAAAGACTTTTTGAAGGGCGCAGCATTGGATCAAATGAATTTTGTGACCGCTGGTGTTTCAGCTGGAATATTCACACCCAATGAGGCCAGAGAATATTTGAATATGCCCAAAGTTGATGGGGGCGATCAATTGCCAGCTTTGGACCCAATGAATATTTCCAAAACCAATGTGCCAATCAGTGGCAAGCCAGTGGCCAAAATTGATCCAATTGCTGGGTCCAGTCCACAGGATACTGGTGGCGGTGGAGGCAGCACATCACCCAAGATGGCAATCAATACTGCAAAATAATGAACAACACAAAAAAAATAATTCGGATTTTGTCTTCACAAGTCAAATCGAGTGGTGTTACACTACCGAAAACTGATGACAAAACCCATACAATATTACAAGATAATAATCAATCCATACACAATGGGGTAGTCAATGAAAAATTTGAGTCTAATTTGCGAGGCCAAAGTCAGCCTAAAAAAAGAGGCAGACCAAAAAGCAAATCCTAGTGGAAAAATTTCTGCACGAGTCACGACCTGGGGAGCCAGAGAAGGTGAAGACGGCAGAAAATTCAATTATCAGCCAGATGGATTCATGGAATGGGCCAATGAGTTTGCCAAAGCTGGCAATCCATTGCCAATGTTTTTAAATCACAACGACATGGGCATGCCAGTCGGTGAATGGAATGAATTCCAATTTGACGATGATGGCATGACCGCTGAAGGGAAATTGTTTCTCAGCACAGTCGGTGGCTCTGATCTCTACAATGTTTTAAAAGAATCCCCCAGCTTATTTGGTGGCGTTTCAGTCGGTGCATATGCCGATGAGGCCCAAATGGTTGATTCTGATGGTAATCCATGTGATGACGATGATGAAGAATCATATTTTCAAATCACCAAAGGTGGATTGCGTGAAGTATCAGTGGTGATGTACCCAAACAATCCCAAAGCTGAAGTGATGAATTTGGAATATTTTGATGGCAATGGCCATGCAAATCCAAGAGTGATCGAGAAAGCACTGCGTGATGCTGGGCTTTCAAGAAAAGATGCGACCACTGCATCTTCAATTCTGAAGAAAATACTCGAGAAACGTGATGTTTCTGAGGAAGTCATTCAGGAAACCCCAAAACCGAGCGAATCGGATGCGGTGGTCAACGAGGCCGATTCAATTCTGAAAGCCCTAGAGGAAAGAGAATTGTTGAAAGCACTTTCAAAGCGTCTTAAATAAGGAAATCATTATGTCAGTCGAAAAAATTCTTGAAAAAGTCGATGCCATCGAGGCATCAAATGTTGCAAAAATCGAGGAAGTAAAAGCCGAGACTCTTGCAAAAGTTGAAGAAATTTCTGTTGCAACCACAGAAAAATTGGCAGCCATCGAGGCCAAATTGTCTGAGATCAACACTGCACCATCCATCATCAAGCCATCCAAAACCATCAAGGGCGATGTCAATAAAATGGTGCGTGAGCAATTGTCCAAGTTTGTCAAAAAAGGCAAAATGGAAAAAGAAATCAAGTTGTTTGAGTCTGATGATCAGTATCAAGCATATTTGATGGAAAGTTCATCTTTGACAGGTGGCGGTTACAACGTTGGTGGACGTACTGCTTATGATCCAGTATTTCACACATTGCGTTTGATTAACCCCATGCGTGGTTTGTCTCGCAACGTGACAACTGAAGGCTCCACCTATCAGTTCAGAGCTAAAGTTGGAAATGCTGGTGCAACATGGGGCTATTCCATTCAAAACAATGGTTCAGCAACAACTGAAAACACCAACATTTGGCAATTGGTATTGCAAGATTTGAACGTGCAATTCCCTATCCGTACTGCTGCACTCGATGACATCGATGGTTTAGAAGCCAACGTTGTTGACGATATGTTGATGGAATTCAGCCAAGTTGAGGGTCAATCAATGATCCAAAATAACGACCAAACTGACACTCCCAATACATATGGTGGTACACAAGGTTTGCGTGGTTTGAATCAATATGCAAACAATGGCGCAGCTGGCACATACACTGGTGGAGCAATCACAACTGCTGCATTCGGTTCATCAGGCATTTCCACTAGCAATGGCTTGAACAGTTTGGCAGTTTATGATCAGTTGACTACCAACGGCAACACTGTTGGTGCAGCCAATGTGACATATACCGATGTGATCAACTTCATCTATGCATTGCCACAACAATACTGGACACCAACTGCTAAGTTTTTGGTGAATCCTTTCATGTTGGGACAAATCAGAGGCTTGAAAGATTCCAACGGCACACCAATTTTCGAGCGTATGCATCCCTTGGATAATGGCCCTGGCACTGGTATTGTTGGCACATTGCTTGGCTTTGATGTTGTGGTTAACAAGTATCTTGATAATCCCTCACAAACAACCACTGCATCAGCTGGTACATTGAACAAGTTCCCAATGTATTTTGGAGATTTCCAACGCGGCCATACAATCGTAGACAGGTTGAACATGGTTTTGCGTAGATACGATCAGACATTGCCTGGATACATCACATTCTTCGGTGAGAAGCGTTTGGCTGCATCCAATGTCGATCCTTTCTCTATCATTGCCTATCGTTCAACTGCTACTGCAGCAAACTAAAAGAGTGGGGGCATTTGCCCCCACCTTTTTTTCATTTTATTTTTTTGGATTTATTTATGAGCACAAACATCATTCTTGAGGCCATTCAAAAATCACTGAACAAGCAAAAGCGTGTGACAGTTAATTTGAAAGAGGCATCAGCACTCACTGGCTCAGGCTCTGGTGTCGGTGGTCGAGTTATTTATGACGATGCATTTGCTGCATTGCGTTTGTATAACCCTTTGAGAGCAGCTGGCGCAAGGGAAATCAAATCGATCGGATCAGATGAGGCTTTTGTGGTCAAGACTGGTAATGTTACCAATCCCACAAACCCATGGGGCTACACATTCACACCCAATGTGGGCACACCAAACGAGGCAATTTCTTTTTGGCAATTGCCAATGAGAGCCATTGCAGCTCAAGTCCCAGTGCGTACTGCGGTTTTGAGTGATGTAAATGCATTAAATGAAACAATCATTGAAGACGTTATGCTTGAGTTTTCTCAGCAAGAGTCACTTTCAATGATGCTGAACAATGACCAGTCTGGAACAACCACCACCACTTATGGTGGCACATTGGGATTGCGTGGCTTGAATAGTTACACCAGCGGATCAACTGCAGCATTTGGCACAAATGGTTCAGCCATCACAAATGGAATTCACACAGTATTGACAGTGACTGCAACAACTGGCGGTGCTATTGCTTACAACGACATTGCTGCATTGAATGCTGCATTGCCCCCCCAATACTACAATGACCCCACTTGCGCATGGATGATGCATCCCAGCACAATTGATTATCTGAGGACTTTGAGAGACTCATCAGGTATGCCATTATTCTTGGAAATCGGTGACAAAGATGGATATTCAATTGGCAATATCTTTGGCCATCCAGTGATTCCCAATACATACATGGATGAAATTGGTTCAGGCAAACTGCCAGTTTATTTGGCAGCTTGGGGCAGATTTATGACCATTGTGGACAATGAAGAAATGTCATTCCAGTGGTTTGAGCAAACTGCACCAGGCTTTTTGACACTCTTTGCTGAAAAGCGTGTTTGCAGCACAATTCGAGATGTATTTGGTGGCGTGAGACTTTCAACTTAAAGGCTCAAAATGGCTCTGGACAGTTACACCAATGGCCCATTTTTGGGCACAAATAGAAATCCATTTTCTTATGAAAAAGTGGAGCAGATTGATCGAGATGTTTCAACTCCATGGTTGACTCTCGATCAGATCACCAATCAATTAAATTTGTTTGGTGATGAATCTCAGGATTCCTATTTGCAAGGGCTAGAGCTGGCCACCAGAATGGCGGTTGAGGACTTTTTGGGGATGAGCATATTCCCAACGCAGTATCGTGTCTATTATGGCGCATACAATGGCGAAAGCGGTACTCAAGCATCATTGGACTTGCCCGAGGTTAGCCAGTCCACACAATATGGTGCTGGAGTTGTGATCAATCAAGTTGGATACTGGGACTCGAGCACACCACCAGTTTTTACAATTGTTGATCCCACCACTTATTTTTACGATCCAACTGGTAATAAAGTCATTTGCAACAGTATTCCAAGTGAAATCAATCAAGCTATTACAAATCCGATTGTTGTGGTTTACACATCCAATTCAAGCCCATATGCTGCATACCCAGTGATCCAGCAAGCTGGACTGATGATCCTCACGCATTTGTATAACAACAGATCAAACACCACATCAACGAATCTGAAAGAGATTCCCATGGGCGCAGCTGCATTGCTCAGACCCTATAAACCTTTGGTGCTTTAATGGCAATTGCACGTTTTGAGCAAATCAATGTCAACAATGTCACCAATAGTGTGGACACGATTGGCCAACAAACCACAACCATCACATTGTGGTTTCAGACTCGAGCATTGGTTCAAGATGTGCGTGATGCAGCACAAATTGGCAAAGATGATCGGACGTACACAAAAAACGTCAAGTTTGTGTTGAATTTCACACCCAATACATTGCAAATGTCTGAGCATCAAAATCTGTATTCGATCACTTGGCGTGGTCAGGAATATCGGATCAATGATGTGATGGAATCCAATGACCGCATGAATGTGTCATTCTTATGCTATAGAAACGACCCAGCGGTGAGCGTATGACAGTCCAGCAAAACATTGTCAATTATGCCCAAGCCATTCAAAATGGTTTGGCTGCTGCAGTGTCACCAGTTCCAGTGTACGCAAACTTCAACAGGAATTTTGCTGCAGAGCCGAGTTTTGTGACCTGGCAGCTGCGGAATGTACACCAGCCAGTCTACACTGGCGTGAATCAGGCAAACAAAGGCATTGATACACCAATTTTTCAATGTTCAATATTTGCACAAAACATGAATGATTGCTTTGGTTTGTCCAATACGATCACTCAGGCTTTGCATGGGTATAATGGATTTTTGGGCGTGAAAGGCTCATTTGCTGGTGTGTATGTGTCGAAAATTGACATTTCTATGCTATACAACACATATGATGATCAAGTAAAATTGCACCAAATAATCTTGGATTGTCGGATGGACATCCCATGTTGATAAAACAAAACAAGTTGTTTAATTTTTCTCAAAGGATTTAATCATGGCATTACCCAATCAAGTCTTACCTGGCTTTAGTGCATCACTCTGGTGCCAAACAGGTGCAACACCCACACCACTCACATTGACTCAATTGTCCACATGGACTGCTGAAGTTGCAAACATTGTTGGCACTGCAGCCAATGGCACTGGCTCTGCTGGTGAGCAGCTCAATGTCGAGGCAATTCCAGCATTTGGCCAAGATGATGCATCAGCATCATTTGCAGTGGCTGGTGCTCGTCAATCGGACATTATTCCCACACAATCCAAGCCCACATCATTGACAATCACTGCAGCTTGGAATCCAGCTGATGCTGGCCTTTTGTTGATTAGAGGCGATGCATATTCAGGCATCATTGATCGCACTTTTGTGATTGCTGCCACATCAGGCGCAAACACAGTGGCTTATGCTTTCACTGGTCGTGTTTCTGAATTCACAGTTGATGCTGCACCAAATGCCGAGGCAAAGTGCAAATTTACAGTGCATCCCAGGGGCAACCAATACGGCTGGTCCAACAACACTTAAACAAAACACGACAAAATGACAATAATACAAAATAGCAATGATCTTTTGGGATACCTAGTAAGCCAAGCCGAGTCTGGTAAAAAAGACTGGTTTGGCTTTTCTCAACAGAAAATCACAGGTATCAATTTGGCCTTTGACATTGCAAAAAACCATGCCAGCTCGATGACACCAGAGGAAGTGGTCGATTATGTGCTGCAGCTTAATTCTTTAATTTTCAAGAAAATCATCATTGGAAAATTGAATTAAATGGAAACAGACATCACCATGCAATGGTCTGGATTCAAGGAATTCGAGGATTTGCTCGATCAGATCAATGATGATTTTGGTGAAAAAGACGCAAAAAATATTTTGAGAAATGCTTGTCGAGAAGCAATGCTGCCAGTTCTGCAAGCAGCCAGAGGATTGCTTTTAACACATGACAACATTGAAACTGGTCAATTGTTGGAATCATTGCAAGTCGAGGCAAGAAAACCAACATCGAGAGACAAACGATCACGTTACTCCACACCAACAATGGTGATGATTTCTAGAGTGACAGTCGCACCAGGTAAAAAATTCATACCAGACTGGGATCATCCAAAATTAAAAGGTGATATTGGAAAAAATGCCAGGACAGAAAAGAAGCTATTAAGCGGAAAATTTAAAAACAAAAAAACAAAAGTAATGCAGCACATGATCAGTGATGCAAGGGCTTTTGCCATTGAATTTGGCACTGCCAGATGGCTGAAAGGCGAGGGAATGCCATTCATTCGACCAGCTTTGGAATCAAACTCCCAACGAGTGACAGATTCATTGGTGGATTCATTGAAAGACGCATTGATGAAATACAAATCAAGACACATGACAACAGGAAAATAAAACATGACAAACTTGGCAAACGCATTTGGCTCCAAATTCATGGAGCAAAAAGACTCACTCAGAATCAGATCATTCAAATTTGGCGGTCACACATTTAAAGTCAAAGTGCCTTTGACAATTGAAACTGAGGCCATGTTTGAGCGAGCCAAAGTGGTCGATGAAGACAAAGCAGAAAAATACTATCAGGACATGGCCAAAGAATTTCTTGATAATCGGGCCAAATATGAAAATGATCCTGAAGTCAAATATCTTGAAAACGATGTTTTAATCAAAGATCGATCCATTAGGGAAACCACTAGAAACAAAGTTTTGACAGAAAACAGATTGGTTGAGGCTTTTAAAATGTTGGTGCCAGAGAATAAAGACTTTGACATGAACACCATCACATATGCAGACATTGAAGAATTGTTCCCATTCAGTGTTCAACTGGAGCTGCTGGACTACATTAACTCTACCATTTCACCCAATTACACGGCCACAAAGGGAAAATAACTGGATCGGTCAGAAGGCAAGTCAAAGCCTATTTAACGGCCCATGGGGCCGATCCAGCATCAATTGACGAGGGCACATTCACTGACATTGCGGTTATGTATGCAGATGGATTGATTGGAAATCGTGGGATTTTGGAGGTTTTGGGCAGTTTGACCGCTGGTCAATTCAATAAAATGTTGCCCAAAGGCAAGTCCCCATATACACTCGAGGATATAATTCCAAAGGCATTTGAATATCTTTATCCGATGACCGATGAAGATCGGAAAGAGTTAACAAATCAGAGACTTTTGGCTTTCATGGCCATGGCTCCAAATGCCCCATCGATTCTTTTTGAGGGAACATAATGGCCAATATTATTGCTGGACTAGGTGCGCAACTTGGGCTGGATACAACAGAATTCAAAAAAGGAATTGCTGAGGCTAAAAATTCTCTTAGAGAATTAAAAGAATATTTGCCTGAAGTATTGAGCGTGGCTGGTTTTTATGAAATGACAAAATCAGCTTTGGAGTTTTCAGATAGGATTGTGGAAACTGCCAAAGCCAATGAAGTGGCCACTGCATCAGTTTTGGAATTGTCCAAAGCACTTGAGGAAAATGGTGGAAATGCAGAAGATACCAGCAGAATTTATTCTGGCTTTACCCAAAAAATGGAATCTGCAGTACAAGGAAATGCCAAAGCCCAAGAATCATTTGCAAAACTTGGAGTCACATTAAATGACTTGAGGCATTTGTCTGAGCAAGATTTGTTTGAAAAAGTTATCAATTCTCTTGGCAATATGAAAGATGCAGCCGAAAGAAATGGATTGGCTTTTGAAACATTGGGTCGATCAATTCGAGGCGTGGATTTGGCTGGATTGGCCAAATCTATCCAAGAAGGCAAAGGATCAATGGATGAATATGCTGCATCAGTTGAAAAAGCACATGAATTAAGTTTGAAATTAACTGCAGCTGGCAAAGAGATGTCGTTGAATTTCACCAATGCAGTGATACCCAGTTTGTTGGCTTTTTATAATGAAATGACCAAAAGCAATGGTGTAAGTCATGTGTTTTTTGAGGCTTTACGCATTGGCATGGAAACAGTCACTATTTTGGGTGAAAGGGTTTTAAACACATTTAAAGCCATTGGAATGGAAATTCAGCATACATTTGAAAATGCAAAAATTCTATTCACCCAAGGCATTGACGCTGCAATTGCAGACAATAAAAGATATGAAAAAGAAGTCGAGGAAATGGCAAAAAACATTGCCACTTTTGAGTCAAATATCTTAAACCCACCTAAAACAGAAGAAAAAGAAAAACCTAAAAAAGAAGATATAAACAGACCAGTTATTGAATCTTATTCAAAACAATTATTAGCAGAAAAAGAATTATTTGCTGCCTATCAAAATCGAGAACAATTAAATTTGGAAATGTTGAGCCAAAAAGAAAAAGACAAAATGCTCACCAAAAATGAAGTTGAAATGCAAAATGCAGTTAATGCAGTTTTGAACAATCAACAAAAAGAATTGGATGCCATCGATCAAAAGATGAGTCAAATCGATAAAAGACGGCCTGGTGCTGGCGCACTTCAAGCAGAGCTGGAAAGACAAAAAACACTGGTTCAGGTTTCCACAGATTATTATGTGCAACAAACACAAAAAGTGGTGGCAGCCAATCAAGAGGCCAGGACAAAATTTGAAACTGGATGGAATGAGGCATTTGCACAATACAAAGAAAATGCTGAAACCATGGCCGATGTTGGGAAAAAATCATTTACCACTGTTGTTGATCAAATGTCTTCAGCATTGGAAACTTTTGTAAAAACAGGGAAATTGAATTTTTCTGATTTAGCAAAAAGCATTATTGCTGACTTGATTGCAATTCAAATCAAGGCACAGGCCACTCAATTGTTTAGCAATATGTTTAGTGGATTTGGTGGGGGTATTTTTGGTGGGTCAACTGGACCAGCTCCAGTGGAAACGGCCACACCCATCATGGTTTCAAATGCCACAGGTGGTCCACTCGATGCTGGCCAACCATCCATTGTTGGTGAAAATGGCCCAGAGGTGATTGTGCCTCGAGGCAATTCCACAGTGATACCGAACAATCAGCTGGGCGGTATGGGCGGTCAAACAGTCCAAAACGTCACCAATTACAACATCCAAGCCATTGACACCAAATCATTTGAAGACAGGATATATGGCAGCTCTGGTGCGATTTGGGCAGCCAATCAATATGCAACCAAAAACATTGCAACAACTAGGAGCCGAACATAATGGCTGGCTTTCAAAACATTGTTGAAATTCAACAAAAAATGAATGTAAACAACAGACGCACTGTTGGTCAACAGGTTTCTCGATCAGGTCAAATTACAGTGGCCCAATATCTGACAACAGTGCCATGGGTGTTTACCATTACTCCACACAATTTTTTGTATTATCCACAAGTCAGAGATGTGATCCAAGCCATCGACAATTTGGATCGGCAGCTGCCAGATTACATTACTTTTCAATCAAATGATTTAAAATGGTTCACGGCCATGCGTGGAACGGCCACAGTGGCAAGTTTAAGTGGAACACCAACACCAAACAGTCAAACCATTAACATCACATCAAATGGTACATTGTTGGCTGGGGACTTCATTTCAATCAATGGATATGTTTACAAAGTGACTGCGGATTCAGCTGGGTCGGTGATCAATATCAATCGACCATTGATTGGATCACCAACATCAACTGCACCAGTATTGCTTGGCAATAATTGCAGCTTTTATGTATTGGCTGAACAATTGCCAACATATACATTGAATCCAATGACCAATGGCGCATGGGTAGAATGGTCTGGTCCTTTTGTTTTTAGAGAATACATTACAGGATAAAAATTATGTCAACTGCAATGGCTGCATTGAGTTCAAGTTCAATTCGATATGCTGAATTTGTAGAAATCATTATCACCACATTTGCTGGTGATTTTGTTGTTGGACAGTCTTACACAATTTTTGTTGTTGGAACAACAGACTTCACTGCTATTGGAGCATTATCAAATACAGTTGGAGTAACATTTACTGCAACAGGAAGTGGAACAGGCACTGGTAAAGCGCAACAAACATATACATTTTGCAATGCTGCATCAGCCATTACAGTAAATGGCATTACATTTGTTGGAGCTGGTAACTTTTTAGGTATCAGTGAAATTCAACAAGATATGAAAGCATCAAGTGTTGATATTAAAGTGTCATTGTCTGGATTGGACATCAATATTGTTGCATTGATATTGGAAGCCAATGTAAAAGGCAGTTCCATGAAAATTTGGCGTGGATTTCTTGATTCCAACAATCAAATTCAAACCATTGGCGGTGTGCAGCAGTTTTTCCAAAGATACCAAGGTATTGTGAACAATGTGGCCATCAATGAAACATTTGATGAAAAAAAACGTGAACGCACAGTTGTTTGTGTTGTTTCATGTGCATCGATGCGATTGGTACTAGATTCAAGAATTGCTGGCATTAAAACCAATCCATCAAATTGGAGATTTTTATATGCCAATGATACAAGCATGGATCGAGTGCCAGTGATTGCATCCACATATTTCAATTTTGGTCAAAATCCAATACCAGGCTCTGCCACTAAGGTCATTGGATCAACATCCAGCAATCCAGCTGCAATTGTGCATTTTGTCCAATGATCAGGCTTGCAAACAAATTTGATGTTCCAATTTTGATTGCATTGATTGAAGAATTTTCGAAAGAAACATTGATTCAAAAATACAAAGATCAAACACTTTGGGATAAAAAATATGTTGGAAATTTGCTTTACAACATTATTTTGGGTCGTGGTTTTATTGTGATGGATGAAGATTTAAAAGGCATGATGATTGCCATGATCACCCCCAATGTTTGGTGTCCTAAAACCAATGTTTTAAATGAATTGGCATGGTGGGTTTCACCAGAGGAAAGAAATGGATTGCTTGGGGGCAAATTGTGGCTAGAATTTAACAAACAGGCTCAAAAGCTATTGGATGAAAAGAGGGTCGATGTGGTGATGACATCATTGATGGCAACAAGCCCAGACATTGATTATTCAAAACGTGGATTTCAAAAACTGCATACAACATTTTTCAGAGAACAATTATGATTGAAGACGTAATTCTGGCGTGGGAAACATTTTCCACATGGTATGCTGGAGCTGGATTGGCCACACAAATGGCAGTCACGTTTGCAGTGTCAGTTGTGGCATCAAGAATCTTTGCTCCAAATGTTCCACAAGCCCAGCAAAATAACATTAGGCAACAAGTACCACCAGACCCAACGGCTGGCATTCCATTGGTTTATGGAGATGCATATACAGGCGGAAGATTTTGCGATGCGGTTTTGACGCAAGATCAAAAATCGATGTTTTATGTAATGGTCATTTCAAACATCAGTCCAAATGGCCAATTTATTTACAATTTGCCAGCTGCAGCAACTCCACCAACTGCATCACAGTTTTATTATTCAGATCAAACAATCACATTTGATACAACAGATCAAACCAAAGTAGTGAATTTGATAGATGGTGCTGGTAATGTTGATACATCAATTATGAATGATGATGGTTCAAGTAAACTTTATATTTACTTGTATACATCATCAGCAAGTGGTGTGATCACACCAGTCAATACAACATTGATGCCATCTGATGTGATGACATACGATCCATCAAATCCAAATACTTGTCCATCTGGCCAGCAATGGGCAACAACTAATAGGCAAATGAATGGCTTGGCGTTTGCAATTATCAGATTGAATTACAACAACAATTCACCAGGCACGACCTCATTGCAGCCAGTGACTTTCTATGTCAGCCATTATTTGAATTCCACTGGGTGTGCAAAACCTGGTGATGTTTGGTATGACTATTTGACCAATCCAATCTATGGTGGTGCAGTTGATCCATCATTTGTCAGCTCTGCATCAGCCACTGCATTGAATACATATTCTGATCAATTGATCAATTATATTGATTCAAATGGTAATCCACAAACAACACCTAGATACAGATTCAATGGTGTTTTGGATACTGGCCAAACAGTTTTATCAAATATTGATTTGATGATGACTTGCTGCGATTGTTGGCAAGCCTATCAAGCAGCCACTGGATATTGGGAAGTGGTAATCAATCAATCGATTACACCATCATTTGCATTTGATGATACAAATATTGTTGGATCAATTACAGTTGGCGAGTTGGACATTACTCAAATGATCAACCAAATTGAGGCCAAATTTAATGATTCAACCAATAGAGATCAAGCTGGTTATGTAAATTTACAAACACCAGCCAATTTGATATATCAAAATGAGCCAGTGAATAAATTCACAGTGTCTTATGATTTGGTCAACAATTCTGTGATGGCCCAATATTTGGCAAATCGAACATTGGAACAAAACAGGCTTGATTTGGTGGTTAATTTTTCCACCAATTACACTGGCATTCAAGTCAATGCTGGTGATGTAGTAACAGTGACCAATAGTTACTATGGATGGACAAATCAACAGTTCAGAGTGATGCAAGTCAAAGAAGCATCATTGCCAGATGGTTCTTTGGGAGCTGCATTGCAGCTGATTGCTTATGATTCAAATGTTTATGCAACTTCAGATATTACTCAATATCATCCAACTCCAAGAAGTGGATTAGCATCACCTAATTTCTTTTCAGCATTGACTGCACCGACTGTGACTGCACATTATGAGACTGCAAATATTCCATATTTCAATGTTCAAATTTTTATTCCAGTCACTGGGCGTGTGACCAATTCAACACTGTACTATACGACAGTGGCCACACCATCAGGATCGGATTGGAAAGTCTGGTCAAACGCACAAACGGCAAACAGTTTGCCAGCTCCAAACAACACATACTATACATTTGTGGACATTGTGCTGCCAGCTGCAACATATTATTTTGCATACACAGTTGGAAATGAAAAAACATCAACACCATTGAGTCCAATCAGTGCTGGATTTGCCTGGGCACCAGTCGGAATGTCAGGCGTGTCAGGGTATAGTGGAGCGTCAGGTTATAGTGGTTTTTCTGGCAGTTCAGGCACAGGAGCCACTGGCCCAAGGACTGCCATTGGTCAACTTTATTATGCAAATTCAAGTTCAACTGCACCAGCTACACCAACGGCCAGCGGATACAATTTTTCAACTGGAACATTTTCAAGTCTTACATCAGGCTGGTCAACTACATTTACTGCACCAACTGCAACATATACCACTCAATTTTGGGCAGCCACTTATTATGTGATTGAAACCACATATGGTGGTGCACAGACAGTGACCATCAGTACAGTTTACAACTGGACAAATTTCAATGGATTGGTTTCATTTACCAATTTGGCAACATCAACTGGTACCACATTTATCAATGGTGGAAATATTAACACTGGCACAATCACTGCCAGTGCATTAAATGTTACAAATTTAAGTGCGGTTTCAACAAATACTGGAAATTTAAATGTAACTGGAACATTTCAAGCAAATACTGCTGCATTAAGTGGAACTGGGATGACAGGTTCTGGAGGTGTTTTATACCCTACTGGATACTTTGCTTTTGGTAATTCATCATCAAACATTACCAATTCAGCATCAGGTGTGTTTATTAATGGATTTACCCAGAACACTGCAGCTTCAATTGCAGGCGGAAATATATCATCTCCAATTACTTTGCTTACTTTTTCTGTATCAGCAAACAATGCATCTTATCCTGCAATTATAAATACAACAGGATTTCTATCTGCGTCACTTGCTTCTGCTTCTTCAGCAGTGTCTTGTACGATTGATATGATTTTTTATTTGACAGGTTTTGGTGGCCCAGTTTATGAAACTGTTTTAGTTATACCAACATTCATTGAGTTAGGTACGGCTAAGTGTGGATGCCAAGTGGCTGTTCCTTTGGCTGGAGCAATTCCTGCAAATAGTTATACATACTCTGTTTCTGCAACTGCAACTTTTCACGATACTAGCTTTAATATAGTTGGATACGGAACGCCATTTTTTACTAGAGTTGAAACAACTTTTTTCCAACCTTTAATATGAAGTATTACACAATCTACAACCCCGTCACAGGAGAAATTGTTCGTTCTGGGCATTGTGACGATGATGGATTTCCATTTCAAACGGAACCTGGCTGTGAAACCATAGAAGGGGAAAGTAATTATCTTTCCAATTATGTTTTGAATAAACAAATTCAAACATACACACCTTCTCAAAAAACTTTGAAAAATCAGGTTCAACCGCCCTATATGGAATGGAGTAATACTTCATTTACCTATGTAGATACGAGAACCACAGACCAGCTACGGGCAGATCAAATTGTTGCCGTTGGAGCAAAAAGGGATAACTTATTATCCATTTCTGACTGGATAGTCGTTCGGGCTACCGACCAAGGGGTTCCAATCCCTACTGACTGGAAAACATACAGACAAGCCCTAAGAGATGTAACCACTCAATCAGGGTATCCATTTAATGTGGTTTGGCCAATTCCACCAACAACAAATTGATTGTAAAAAATCAATTATTGGTTAAAATATTCAAAACAAGACAAAACATTCGGGGCCAGTGAGTACATTGGCAGCGTCACTACCTAGTAAGGGAATGTAATGACAGTTTTCAACAAAAATTCATTGACCCAAGTATCTGGGTTTGACAATCCGATTTTGTCTGGCGAATTGGTCTGGGAGCAGAAAGCATTCTGGAATCTCTTTATGACCAACGATGCTGGTGTTTTGCCATTAACTGGTGCCACCATCGATGCCCAAATCATTCGCAGAGTTTTAACCAATGTGATTGACACCAGGAATGGTTTGACATTCACCATTGGCGATTACACTCCAACACCCACACCCATTACACTGACAGTCACAAACATCAATTACACAGGTGGCTCATTCACTTTGGTAATTGATGACAGTGCTTGGGGGCTGATGGCCACTGATCCAGGATTGGACATTGCAGACCCCAATGGCATTGGCTATTCAGGCCGAATTAAGATCAGTTTTCCAGCCAATGGATCGACCCCAGCTGAAGACATCATTGTCTTTTTATTCTTCATTGTGCGGTCTGATGGCATTGTGGTGGAGTAAACATGAATACAAAAGTCACAGTCATCAATGACAACAATGTCAATATTCAGGTCACACCACCACCCAATCAAATCATCAATGTAAACAAATCCAGTTTTGGGGTGTCTGGATTTAGTGGGTATTCGGGCTTTAGCGGTTATAGCGGGTCAGGTATTTCAGGCTATTCAGGCTCTGGGACGTCTGGCTGGTCAGGCTATTCAGGGGCGCAAGGGACGTCAGGTTTTAGCGGGACTTCGGGTTGGTCTGGCCAAGTAGGGACGTCAGGGACGTCAGGCTGGTCTGGTTTCAGCGGGGCGGTGGGGACGTCAGGGACGTCAGGTTGGTCTGGTTTCAGTGGGATCAGTGGCTATAGCGGGTCAGGAATTTCAGGGTACTCGGGATTTAGCGGGTACTCAGGCCAGCAAGGGACATCGATCAACATCAAAGGCACAGTGGCCACACCAGCCAATTTGCCAGCGACAGGCAACAATCCCAATGATGCATACATTGTTTCATCCAATGGCGATTTGTACGTTTGGAGTGGAACGACCTGGAACAATGTTGGACAAATAGTTGGCCCAGCTGGCCAATCGGGGACGTCAGGTTTTAGCGGTTATAGCGGGACGTCAGGTTGGTCAGGCTTTAGCGGTTCAGGTATATCAGGCTGGTCGGGATATAGTGGTTCAGGCGTGTCTGGCTGGTCAGGTTTTAGCGGGACGTCTGGTTGGTCTGGCCAAGTGGGGGCGTCAGGGGCGTCAGGTTGGTCTGGCATTTCGGGCTGGTCGGGGTTTAGTGGCTATAGCGGGTCAGGCGTGTCTGGCTGGTCGGGGTTTAGTGGCTATAGCGGGTCAGGCGTGTCTGGCTGGTCGGGTTTTAGTGGCTATAGCGGGTCAGGCGTGTCTGGTTGGTCAGGCTATTCGGGGGCGCAAGGGACATCAGGTTATAGTGGGATTTCGGGCTGGTCAGGGACGTCAGGCTATAGCGGGTCAGGCGTGTCTGGTTGGTCAGGCTATTCGGGGGCGTCAGGGGCGTCAGGTTTTAGCGGTTGGTCTGGCCAAGTAGGGGCGTCAGGGACGTCAGGTTTTAGCGGAATTTCAGGCTGGTCAGGTTTCAGTGGTGCGCAAGGGCCAACAACATATCCTGGCGCAGGGATAGCAGTATCTACTGGTTCTGCTTGGGGGTCATCTTATGGAACATCAGGAGCCAATTCTGTTGTTTTGAGAGATGCAAATCAAAACGTAACAGCAAATGATTTTTATGAAGGTTTTACAAACGTAGCTGCCGCAGGTACAACTACAACTTTGACTGCCAGTTCTACACCAAACTTTGTGGTGACTGGATCTGGTGGTCAGACGTACCAATTTCCTGATGCAACTACGTTGCCATCTGGTGCTATATACACGTTTAACAATAATCAATCCTCTGGAACGATTGTTGTAAAGAATAACTCTGGAACTACAATTGTTACTGTTCAGTCTGGCAGTTTTGTTGAAATTATTCTTTTAAGCAATTCAATTGCTGCAGGTTCATGGGATTACCATTACCAAGCACCTTCAAATGTTTCTTGGTCAACTAATACGCTTTCATGGGCTGGCACATATACAAACGGTACATGGTATGGACGTAATAATCCGCGTGTATCGGTTACGACATCTTCTGCTTCTGCTGTAACACCAGACATTAGCGCGTATGATGAATACGCATGGACGGCACAAGCTGCAACGCTGACGATCAACGCCCCCACAGGAACGCCAGTAGACGGCAATAAACTGATCTTTCGCATCTTGGACAATGGAACCCCACAAACGCTGTCTTGGAACGCCACATTTACCGTGATTGGCGTGACATTACCAACAACTACAACAGCAAGCAAAACAACGTATGTGGGCTGTATTTACAACGTCAATAACAGTCGTTGGGATGTGATTGCAGTAACAACACAGGTTTAAGGAGAACACATGAAAATCGACTTTTCATTTGATACGCAATACGGCACATTTGCCGATGCTATTTGGTATCCTGACGATCAACCTGCACCATCTGACGCTGACATTGAGGCCATGAAACAGCAACGGCTGACGAACTGGATTGCCGTTGTTACCGCTCCTCCTGTTGAAGCTCCACAGGAGTAAAGCATGGCTAGATATTGGGTAGGTGGTTCGGGAACTTGGGACGGCACGACCACAACTAACTGGTCTGCCAGTTCTGGTGGTGCGGGTGGTGCTTCTGCGCCTACGTCTGCTGACGATGTTATTTTTAACTCTGCATCTAATGCAACTGCCTACACAGTAACAATTTCTGGTGGCGCTACTGTATGCCGTTCTGTTACTGTTGCTGGCCCTGCATCGGGCAACGTCACGTTTTCTGGCACAACTGCATGGTCTGTCTACGGTAGTTTTACGCTACCAGCATCGGGCATTACTTGGTCATATAGTGGAACAATTACTTTTGCATCTACCAGCACAGGCAACACCATAACGACCAATGGTATTAGTTTAACTAGTACACCAATTGTTTTTAATGGTTCTGGTGGTGGTTGGACGCTTGGAAGTGCACTTACTAATACTACTGTTACATTTACCAACGGAACATTTAGCACAGGAAATTATAATTGTACGGGTACAGTATGGACAAACTCTGGAACTGGTACAACATCAGTTTCTTTGGGAAGTTCAACAATTACACTTGCTAATACAAATGGCTGGTCTTTTGGCACTACAACAGGCCTGACATTTAACGCTGGCACATCTACTATAAATTTATCAAACACAGGTATAACATTCGCATTTGGTGGGCTTACTTACAATAATGTAAATTTTAATTCAACAATAAATAATTCAAGTATTGGTATTACTGGGTCTAATACTTTTGCAAATCTAACAATTGCAACACCTGGAGGAACTGGAGTAAGGCCAGTAAACTTTTCAGCAAATCAAACAATAACTGGCACATTTACAGCAAACGGCGGTTCCTACACTAACCGAATGCTTATTCAGTCTAATACTTTAGGGACTGCATTCACTATTACTGCCGCAACTGTTTCGGTTTCGTACGCAGACTTTAGAGACATTACAGGCGCAGGTGCTGGCACATGGTCAGGCACATCGTTAGGCGACTGTGGTGGAAATTCCGGCATCACTTTTACTGGCGCAAAGACTGTTTATTGGAACTTGGCAGGTTCACAAAACTGGTCTGCAACAGGTTGGGCTACATCATCGGGTGGCACACCTGCCGCTGCGAATTTTCCGTTGGCTCAAGATACGGCAATTGTTGACCAAAACAGCGCAATTACTACGCTAACAATGGATTACGTTTGGAACGTAGGAACCGTAAATATGTCTGCACGAACAAGTGCAATGACTTTTACCTACACTTCGCTTGCTATTGTTTATGGTGATTGGTCAAACGGTACAGGGGTCACAATTGGTGGTTCAAGCCCTGTTCCATTTAACGGAAGAAACAAGACTCAAACAATTACCAGCAATGGTGTTCAAATGTTTGGCATTACCATCAATGCAATTGGTGGAACCGTAGCAATTAACGGTAATTTTACAACTTATGCAACAACTTTAACATCTACACTTACCTACGGAACACTAGACTTAACTAATGGTGGTGCTGGCAACTATACTTTTTCTACGGGTTTGTTTTCATCTAGCAATTCAAACACAAGAGCAATTACTTTTGGTTCTGGACAAATTACTTGTACGGGTTCTGGAACGGCTTTTACAACCGCAACAAAAACAAACTTAACAATTACGGTTGGCACAGGCACAATTAGCATGACAAGTGCATCAGCCAAAACTTTTGCTGGAGGCGGCGCAACTTTTCCAACATTAAATCAAGGCGGCTCTGGTGCTTTGACCATCCAAGGCGCAAATACATTCACCAACATCACTAATACGGTTCAACCTGCCACGATCACGTTTCCCGCAAGCACAACCAACACATTTACAAACTTTAGCTTGTCGGGCACTGCTGGCAACCTAATCACCATCAACAGTTCAACAAGCGGCACACGGGCAACGGTGTCCAAATCAAGTGGAACTGTTAGCGTCAACTATTTGTCGATTCAAGATTCTGCGGCTACTGGTGGCGCAAGCTGGTACGCAGGTGCAAATTCAACCAATGTAAGCAATAATACGGGCTGGATTTTTACCGCGCCCCCCACAGGTCAAAATTCAAATTTCTTTGCTTTTTTCTAAGGCATAAAGTCAACCACCACAATAAAACAAAATGACAATACAAAATAAAACATGGGAGCAAATGCTCTTGATCAATGAGCTGAATTTTGCCAAGCAGCACAATCCAGAATATTACAGATGGAAACTCACAAACAATTATGAACGTGCAGTTTTCCTGAAAGGCGATCCAGTTTATCCTCGAGAAGCAACACGATATATGTGGGCCAATCGAAATCTGCGTGGCAAAAAGATTTTGGAAATTGGCTGCAGCACTGGATTTGGCACTCAATTTCTACCCAATGACATTGAATATTTGGGATTGGATTATGACCCAATCATCATCGATGTGGCTCAAGATCAGCATTGGGGTGAAACCATAAAATTTTCATGCGCAGACATCAATGAAATTCAGCTGGCACAGTTTGACACCATTATTGCTTTTGAAGTGATCGAGCATTTGGACAATGGCTTGGACATTGTGGAAAAGCTAAAAAAGCATTGCAATCGATTGCTGATCACAGTGCCATGGAATGAGCCACCAGGATTTTGGGGCGAACACCACAAATTGCATGGCCTTAATGAAACCAATTTCTTTGATTTTGATGTGGAATACATCAGCGAGCATGGAGCCATCACATCAGAGCCAAGATCATTGACTGAACACAATCGATTCAATTTGATGATTCTGAGGTGGGATCGTGGATAAGGTTTTATGCAGCATTGGCACTCGAGGCCGATATGACACAACGCTGCCATTGTCTTTGGCTGCCATCATCAATCAGACCAAACGGCCAGACAAAGTGGTCATTTTTGATGACAATGAAAATCCAAGGGATGTCAGAAATGAGCTGATTTATAAAAATCTGTTTCAAATGATGGACATCAAAGGCATCGAATGGGAATGGAGGTTTGCTGCTAAAAAGGGCACGCACCACAACCACCAGGCGGCCAACACCATGGGATACAAATGGGTTTGGCGCATGGATGATGATGCCATTCCAGAGGCCAATGTGCTGCATGAATTGTTCAGCTGGACGTTGCATGATCCCAATTTGGGCGCAGTTGGTGGATCGATATTGACACCACCATTGCAGTTTGAGGAATCATTTCCAACGGCCACCATGGCCAACATCGATGCAGAGCCAAACATCCAATGGAAATATATTCACAAACGCAAAAAGGTCGAGCATTTGCATTGCTCATTTTTATATCGAGCTGGCATTGTGGATTATCATTTGGGGCTTTCAAAAGTGGCCCACAGGGAAGAAACATTGTTTAGCAATGCTTTACATCAAAAAGGATATGATCTTTATGTGGTGCCCAATGCGGTCACTTGGCATTTAAAAAATCCAAATGGTGGCATCAGGTCAGAGACTGATCAATCAATGTATGCGCATGATGAGCAAATATTTCAAAACTTTCAAAAGTTTAAAAATAACACAATTGTTATATTGAATTGTGGAATGGGGGATCATTTGGTATTTTCTGAAATATTGCCTTATATCAAAAACCCAATTGTGTTTACTTGCTATCCAGAAATTATTGCTGGCGAATCGATTGCTGCAGCCAAAGCATTGTTTGGGGACATTGACCAGTGGAACATATATTTGAAAATGGCTCAATGGAAGTGGACAGGCTCACTCAATGAGGCATTCAGAAAGATGTACTTATGATCATTGTTTCTCCATACTCAAAAAAGCTGATGAATGGTCGGGAAAACCCTAAAAATTACCCATATTGGTCAGTTTTATTGATGGAAATTAAAGAAAAAGTGATACAAATTGGGGTCAGTGGTGAAAAGCAAATATGGCCAGATTTCAGACCAGATTTGCCATTGTCTGAGTTAAAGCAGCTGCTGCAGCAATGTCGAACATGGATTTCATGCGATTCATTCTTTCAGCATTTGGGATACATCGAGAAAAAGCCTGGCATTGTGCTTTGGTCAGTATCGGACCCATTGATCTTTGGCCATCCAGAGAATGTCAATTTGATTAAAAGTCGGGATTATCTGGTCAAAGACCAGTTTTTGTGGTGGGAAGATCAAGAATACAAACATGATGCATTTGTCGATCCTGATGAGGTGGTCAAGGCATTGGAATTGTTTTAAAATTGGCCATCATTTAAGGGTGGACAATGGACGCTGAAACCGACAAAAGACTGGCAGTGCATGAGGCAGTATGTGCTGAGAGATACAGAATCATCCAAGAGCATTTGACGGCTGGTGAAAAGAGAATGACCAAGATTGAGTATTTGCTTTATACAGTGATGGCTTTGGTGTTACTTGGGCCAGGCGTGGCAGCCACCTTTTTCCATAAATTGTTTGGGTTCTAAAAATTGATCCATTTACCCTTGTCGCACTTGCAAGTGGAGCTTTTAAACTCTGCAAAGATGCTTGTGAGATGTACAAAGAAGGACGGCAAATTGTTACTGACATTGCCAAGGAAGTTGATGGAGTTGTCAAAGATGTTAAGACAGTACAAAAGAAAGCCAAAGGTCTTCTTGGGTTCTTGAGCGCCGTATTTGGCAAGAAAGAGGAAGAGCAACCACAAGTTGCTCAACCCGCCAAGAAGGTTAAAAAGAAGAAAGAACCACCGCCAGAATTTGATGAAAATCTCATTTACCAGCAAGTGAGTGATGCATTGATCAAATTCTTTCAAGCCTACAATGGCCTAAAAAACTATAAAAAAGAACAAGAGGAGCTGGCATTGCACGCCACCAACGAGGAAGGCAACGAAATTGCCATCAAGTTGGTCATTGCTGATTTACAAATGGAAAAATTGAATTCTGAGCTTTCAAATTACATGGTCTATCATGTGCCAAGTGAGTTGAAAGATTTGTATTCAAGGGTCAATGAACAAATTGGGCACATTGCGAATGTCCAAGCACTTGCAAGACGAGAGGAGTTGTTGGCAAAGAGGAAAGCACAATGGCAACGAAACCAAAAAGCGGATTTAATCAAAAATCGAATGGTGGTTTCAGCAATTACAGTTCTAATGATTCTGTGGATGTGGGGAATGATTCTAAGTCTGACACACCAGCTTTAATATTGATTGTGATTTTGCTCATCGTGATTTTGCTTTTTTTGCCATTGCTGGCGTGGATGTATACCGATGTCAGAAAAATGGAAATTCGAGTTGATAAGGCTTTGACCAGAATTGAGGGAAAATGAAATATCTGATTTTGATTGTTTTGATGTTGTTGGCTGGCTGCCATGATCAATATCGGTATTTTTGCCAAGACCCTGAAAACTTCAGCAAGGATGTTTGTCAAAGGCCAAGATGTGAGTTTGATCAAGATTGTCCAGATTATTTAGTGGCCCCAATATTGGAGAAGAAAATTGAAGGAAATACTGCTGGCATTACTCAACAGTCCCAAGGACAGACTCAGTGCAGATGACATCGATGTCAGAGTCAGGGCATTTGTAGTCATTGTTGTGACTTTGATTTTGTTTTTTATTGTGGTCACGCTGATTTATAGCGTGATGTTTGTGAGCCAGCCAATCAAAGCCATGGCCCCAATTGACCAGGCATTCACCAAAATGCTCAATGACATCGTGCTTTTGATTGTGGGGGGCATTGGCGGTATTATGACCAAAGGCATCAGCAATGAGGCCACCAACATGATGAATGCAGCCAAAGGCAATACTGCTGCATATGTGGCTCCTCCTCCACCACCAGTGGTTATGATGGCCCCATCAACCAATTGGACTGCACCACCACCACCAGCTGGGCCACCAACATTGGAAGACCAAGAGGAACGTTTGAGGACTGCCCAGGCTCGAGAAAGCACAAAAAATGTTTAGTTGGCTTTCATGGTTTTTTGATGATTTGTTTTATTACATTGCAATCATTGCACTGATCGGTGGAGTGATTGCATACACTCTTTCATATTTGGTGGGGTTTCTACCAATGTTGAAGGCCCATGCACTTATATTAAAAGTGCTTGGAATTTTTTTGGTCATTACAGGGGGTTATTATGTCAGCGATCATCATGGTTATCAAAGACGCATGGCTGAAGATCAAGTCGAAATTGACAGGCTTAATCAAGAAGCAAGAGCCAAAGAATCCGAGTTGAACAAAAAGCTGACGCAAACTGGCGCAGCACTCAGGAAATCAAAAGATGAAAACAAATCTAAGCAAAGCAGCATTGATGCTGACATCGATGCTGGTCGGCTGCAGCTCCCCACCAGTTGTGCCTTACAAGCCAATTCAGATGCCACCATTGCCAGCGGAAATACAACCAATGGAGCCGAGTCTACAAGACAGGCTCTTAAAGATATTGTCCAAATCGCAGCAGATGGAGACAATGCAATCATCCAGCTCAACAGTTGCATTGCCACCTATAACCAAGTGATGCAAACAGTCAATGGGGGCGTGAAATGATCACATCAGAGCAGCTGATCGAGCTGAAGATCGATTCAGTTTGGACGATTCCACTCAATGACACATTTGATCGATGGGACATTTCAACGATTGAAGAACAGGCGTGTTTCATTGGCCAATTCTCATATGAGTCAAATCACTTTAAAGATTTGAGTGAGAATTTAAATTATCGGCCAGAGACGCTGATGAAATTGTGGCCAAAGCGGTTTCCATCAATGGATGAGGCTTTAAAGTATGCCCATCAGCCAGAAAAAATTGCCAATCACATTTACTCAAATCGTATGGGTAATCGAGATGAGGCATCAGGAGATGGCTGGAGGTTCAGAGGATCAGCAATTTGTCAATTGACTGGACACGATAATTTTTACCATGCTGGCCAAGCATTGGGCATCGATTTGGTACACAATCCTGACCTGGCACGCACACCCAAATATGCTGCACAAATTGGTGGCTGGTATTGGAAAACGCATAAGTGCAATGAGGCTGCACAGGCCAAAAATTACAACAAACTCACAGAAATCATCAATGGGGGATTGTTTGGTGCAGAACAGCGCATTGCAGTGATGCACCAATGCGAAAGAATCTGTGGAGCCTAATGCTCTTTCAGATATAAATAAACCATCAATCCAATGGTGCTGAAAATGAAAGCAATCAAACTCAGCAAGCCGAGAACGATTGCCCACATAAAAATATTAAACCAATCAAACATTTTTGATATTGTAATCAGCAGCGTTGATTGAATACTTATACAGTGTCCATTTGCGCTGGTAATTGGCATCTTCACTTGGAGGGATAAAACCGAATCGTTTCCATGTGGTCATTACATCGGTTTTATCAGCTGGTGTGTATTGTTTTATATTTGGGAATTTCATTTTGTTTTGTCCAAGTAATCTGCCAAATCTTTGGTGTCCACAAACACTCTGAGTCCATCTTTGTATGTGCGAAAACTCAGCTCATTTTTTGAGCGTTTGTTATAGATCGTACCAATTGGCACTTTCAGCACTCCAGCCACTTCATCGAGAGTTAAACGAACACCAAATTGATTCAGCAGATATTGATACATATTGGTTTAGAAAGGAATATTAGAATCTTGGAAAGCGGTTTTGGCCACTCCAAAATCATCCACTGCCGAGGCTTTTGACCCTAGTGCATCACCTTTCTCGAGCAGCTGGATGTTGTTCAGCCAAAATGCTACACCATTGTTCCCAGCTTGGGAATATGCATAAGCAGTCACAGATACACGGCCCCAGTCACCAGAGACAAAATCATTGGCAGCCAGGATGGGCTGGCCCTCGGCATCGATGACACCAGGCTTTTCATTGGACTTGCATCGAATGAAATAACTGCCTTTGTACTGATCAGGCAATGGTGTGCCATCTTGCTTTGTTTCAGTGTCTCCATCACGCAAAGGATTGCGCAGATTGGCTGGATATTTACCATTCCATTTTTTATCAAGTGCACCTTTCATTGCAGTTTTGAGGACAGCAATGGTTTGTGTGTCACCTTTGGGTATGATGAATTCAGTGGAAAATTCTTCTTTTCCAGACAATTCATTGATCTTGGGACTGGCCCAATTGAGGAAAGAAAAACGGCCTTTGCCAGTTACAAATTTTGACATATTTACTCCAGTTTACAGTTTAAAAAATACCGACACAGAATTGTGTGGGTGGAATCACTATAACATAAATTCTCAAAATTTCCCACAATTTCACAAAATTTAATATATACTGAGGATTCATTAACTGAAAACTGGATCAAAAATGCTTTTCCCCCATCAAGAAATATCGAGAGATTTTCTCTTAAACACCAAGCGAGCCATCCTGGCCGATGAGCCAAGAGTGGGCAAAACATTGCCAACGGCAGCTGCAGCACTCGAGCATTTGCCAGCTCTGATCATTTGCCCAGCCATTGTGAAAAATGTCTGGAAAGCTGCATTTGAGAAACTTGGATACCATGGAAATGTCACAGTTGTCAATGGCAAAGTGAGTGCACAGAATGCAAAAAATGATGGGGTCACCATCATCAATTATGATGTTTTAGCCTCACTCAATGAGCTTGGCCAATATCAAACTCTGGTGCTGGATGAAAGCCACAGAATCAAATCCCCCAAAACCATACGCACCATTGCTGCACTCAAATGGATGAAACGCATTCGCAGAGTTTATGCCCTATCAGGCACACCCATCCCAAACAGGCCCATCGAGTTGTGGCCATTGCTGCATGGCCTGGGAGTCTATCGGGGGGGATGGTATGACTTTGGTTTGCGATATGCCAAATTATGGAATGCACCATGGGGTCTGGATACGTCAGGAGCCAGTAATTTGCCAGAGCTGCGATCCATTATGCAGCCAGTGATTTTCAGACGCACAAAAGCTGATATTTTTACCAATTACCAGCAGCCAATCACTTCACTGATCACATTTGATTTGCCAATTGATAAGCGTGAAAAAGAATTCAACGCTGATGCACTGATCGAACACCCAAATCCTATGCTGGCTTTTGAGGGTTTATCAGAGGTAATGAAAGAGGCTGGAATGCGTAAAGTCAAACCAGCTGCAGAGTTCATCGAGTCTAAGTTGGCCGATGAGCCAGTGATCGTTTTTGCCCATCACAAAGATGTGGTGCATCAATTAGCCACAATTCTTAAAGATCACAAACCATCCATTATCACAGGAGACACACCAGCAGCTGCACGACAAAAACTCATCGAGGACTTTCAAAATGGCACAACAAAACTATTCATTGGCAATTTGGCAGCGTGTCAGGAAGGGATTGACCTATCTGCAGCCGATACAGTCATTTTTGTTGAGGCCACATGGCAAACATCAGCTCTGCAGCAAGCCAGTTCCAGAGTGGAAAATATCAATAAAACTGGATCGGCTCCACTCATTTATTTGCTCACAATTTCCAATTCATTGGATCACACCATTCTTTCAAAAATCCTCAAAAAACAAAATGTCATTAACCAAATCATTTAATCCTATGGAAAAAATACTCTTAAAACAAGCAGCAAGAATCATCGATCATCTTGTCGAATCAAAACCCGAGGATGTCAACTGGGAATTGATTGATCGATTCCAAGATTTACTCGAGCGTTATTTGACCAAAGAAAAAAAGAAATTACCAACCAATGAAAGGACTGCAGCATGAACAGCCAACAACTACAAATTGCCATTGATAAATATTTAGAAATCATGATTGAGAAAGGAAGTTGCTTAAAACATAACAATTCTTTTTTTTATGAAAAAATATCAGAGGTAACTTTAAAGTTATTGCATATACAAGTTAAAAGAGCTGAATTTTTAATAAAACCAACAATTGAATTAAAGGAGAAAAACATATGAGAAAGAAACCAGATTTAATCAATCATCCACCACATTACACAGACCATCCATCAGGCATCGAGTGCATCGAGATCACCAGGCACATGGGATTTAACTTGGGTAATGCAGTCAAATACATTTGGCGGTGTGATCTCAAGCAAGATGCCATCGAGGATTTAAAAAAGGCAATTTGGTACATTCAGGATGAAATCACCAAAAGGGAAAATGAGCAATGAGCAAAACCAAACGTATAACTTTGTATGTGCCAGAGCAAATTGATTTGATCAGGGACAAACTGGCTGCAGACAGTGGTGTGAAAATGACTTATGTGCAAGTGTTTGCATTTTTAGTTCATTTTTATATCAAGCATTGCAATGAGCCGAGGACACAATGGAGGCCAATGCAATGACTAAAGATGAAATAGAAGAAATGGCTGAGTTGTCTGGGCTTTATCTTTATAAAACGAATGAAGAATTTATATATTGTCTGGCTTATTTTGCCAATTTATCAATAAAAATAGAACGTGAGCGATGTGCAAGGCTTGCAGATGAATGGGTGCTTGCTTATCCACACCCATCAAAAACTATTGCTGAAACAATCCGAGCAAGGGGACAAGAATGACTAACGATGAAATCATAAAAATGGCTAAACAGGCTGGTGGAAGATTTTCTCGAAACCCAGATAAATACGATGTTATGGAAATAACATATTGTGGTCTTGAAGCCTTTGCCAAACTGGTAGCAGAAAAAGAACGTGAGGAATGTGCAAAGATATGCGAGGAAATCTACACAGGCGAAGAAGCGTGTGGCGATTGGCCTACGCCTGAGATGTGTGCAAACGCAATCCGAGCAAGGGGAGACAATGCGTAAGCGGTCCAAGTATCGGCCAAAGCCAGTGATTTTGGACAACATGGCTTATGTTATGTCTGGCATGATGCCAATGGTGAATCTCAAAAATAAGTTGGTTTCATTGCAATTGAAAAATCATTTTGCATTGGATGATTTGCGAATGGGAAAAGCCACCAAAAATGACATTGATACATTGATTTCAGCATTCAACATCACAGAGGCATTGGCCAAACAAAAGATTGGAGATGAATACCAACAGGAAATCAAAGCAGCTCAAGACGCATTGTATGAATGCGCAAAACGTGGCGTTGAGATGAATTACCGATTTATCGTCAAAGGCCCAGAGCTGAAAGCAATCAATTTTGTAATGCAGCTGCATGATGAACAACTCAAGGCAGCAACAGTCAAGGACATCGAGGTGGCCACCAATTATGTCAATCAATGTTTGACACAGAAAAGAGCAAGACCAATATTATCAAAGTAAATTTTTGGGAGGTTAACCAGACAATCAAGGATGTCGGATTTGGGGAATTTTTCTGGTTTCTGCCCCATTAAGAAAACGACCAAATTGACTCCCACCCATTAACCAAAGGAATTAAACATGACAACACACGCACCAATATCAGCATCAAAACTCGAACGAATCATTCTTTGCCCTGGCTCATATTTGCTCGAGAAAGATTTGCCCAATCCAACCAATGCAGCTGCTCAACGTGGCACGAGCATCCATGAATTGGCCGATTTGATGTGGAATGAAATGGCCATTGACTACAATGAATTTGATGCCGAAATGGTACAAATTGCCATTGACTATGTGACCTATCTTAAAAAGGCATCAGCTGCAGCCAGGTTTATTTTTCTCGAGCTGAATTTGACTCCACATTTGTCAAGGATTCATCCAGACTTGGGGGGCACTGCTGATGCAGTGTTTGTGATCGACAATGCACTTCATGTGGTGGACTTAAAAACTGGCCGAATCAAAGTTGATCCAGCCAACAATAAGCAGCTGATGATGTATGCACTTGGCGCATTGATGATGTGCATAAAAAAAGACATCAGAGTCACACACATATATTTGCACATATTTCAGCCACACAATAACTGCCAACCATACTATGTGTCATTTGATGACATGGAAAAATTTGAGGAGGAGTTGGTCATTATTGCCAAGATGGCCAATGAGCCAACTGCCCCAAAGATTGCTGGCGCAAAACAATGCAAATACTGCCGAGCCAAAGCAATTTGCCCATCCATCAAAGATGCTGCAGTCAAAGCTGCACAAATTGATTTTGAAAAAACAACCAAACCTATGCATGAGCTATTGGATAAAGCCGAGTTGTGCAAGGTGTGGGCTGATGCAGTGCAAGATGCTGCAAAACAATATTTAGGCAATGGCGGTGAAATCCAAGGCTGGTCACTCCAAGCTGGCCGCAAGATGACCAAATGGAATCCAGAGTTTAAACACGACTGGCCAGCCGAGGCTTATGAGCTGAAAACACCAGCTGCAGTTAAAAAGTTGAAGATTGAGATTCCCGATGGTGCTATCATCGAAACCCATTCTGCCCCATCACTCACTAGGATCAAAGAATAATAAAAAAAGGGCAGCTGGTGAAAGCTGCCCTTAACCCTTACAAACCCTCAAAGGAAAGAAATGGCCGAAACCATTATAAAACAAAACGACACTGAACATCCATTTTGGATGCAATTTGGTGATAAACCCATTTTTTGCGGTTTTACAGATCAGAAACGGCCAGTGGGCATCGATGGCGTGATGGGCATTGCAGAAGCTGCTACATCAGGCAAATTGGGCACATATGACCAAGCCAAGGCTCTGAGCCATCCATATGTGGGATTGTCTCTATTAAAACCATTTGAAGTGCAGCCAGACTTATTTTTGGTCTGCATCGATCTCGATTGGAAGAATGCTAAAGACTATCAGCCACATACTGAGCAGCTGATGCTGATGACTTATCTCAATAAACTTGGGGCAGCCTATGAGACATCATTGTCTGGCCATGGTGCTCATTATTGGGTTTTGATGCACCAAAACAAAATCCCTAAATGCATTACATTGTCTGAAAACAGGCAAATTGAATTCTTTTCAGGATTTACTGGTCAAAAGAAAAACATTCTTTTGACAGATTGGGATTATTGTGGCCAATTGCTTGAGGTCAACATCATGGATCAAATGCCATCCAATTCCAAATCTGATGATGTCAAATTATTATTATCATTCATCGATGCTGATGATTATACCGATTGGATTTCAGTTGGCATGATATTGAAAAAAGAGCTGGCTGAATTGGGATTTGAGTTGTGGGATCAATGGTCGAGAAAATCAGATAAATATGACCCATTTATTATGTCAACCAAGTGGGAATCATTTAAAAAAGATGATGGAATTGGTATCAGGCAATTATTAAAACTGGCAAAAAATCATGGTTTTCAAGGCGAAATTAGTGCTTTCAATAATCCTGAAGATGATTTTGTTAATAATCCAAGCAGTGGAGATTTTGACAGGATTATTGATTCTGAAACTGGTGAGATTATTATCAAGGATATTTGGGAAAGCCGAATAATCGACCCAATGACTGTATTGACCAGTCCAAATTGGGTGATTGATGGGTTTTTGGCAGATGGATTGACATTGATTGCTGGCGCACCAGGCGTGGGCAAAACATCAGCCATTGTCCCACTGGCCATGCAAGTGGCTGGATTCAGCAGTCATTTTTCAAATGTAGGCGTTTTAATCAGACGTAAAGTGATTTATTTAAGCGAGGACACTGGACAGGTCCAGCGCATTCAATATGCCCTACAAAAGCGAATCAGGCGCACTCATGGCGATTCTGAGTTTGGATGGCCAGAGATTGCCGATTGGTTCAAAGTTGTGGCCACCAAGCGATCCAGTGCGTCAGATATTGCCAAATTGGCCATTTTGGCTGCCAAGCATGAAACAGTGTTCAAAGACTATTCAGGACATGATGCCCAGATCAAGCCATTGATCGTTATTGACACGGCATCAGCGTCATTTAACGTGGAATCAGAGAACGACAATGCTGAGATTGCCAAATACATCAGTGCCATCAAGGAAGGTCTTATAGGGAGAGGATTTCCAGTTTGGGTGATTACCCATACACCAAAGGCTTTAAAGCGTGCTGATGTCAGGGATTTCAGTGCCAGGGGGGCTGGAGCATGGGAAGGGGATGCCAATTGTGTGGCTTATTTGTTCCAAGAGGATGGACTCGAGGAAAGATTCTTAAAACTTGGGAAACATCGATACCAGGCTGATTTTGATGAAGTTGCATTTGAAACCAACATTTACACAGAGTTTGTGACCGATCCATTGCGTGGACCAGTTGAATTGTCAGTGCGCTGGGCCATCCCAGCCAAATCCATGGAGTCCAAGCGGATCGAGGCCAAAGAATTGGCCAAAGAAGAAAAGATGGAATCAGCCAAACAATCCAGAAAAACCGAAATCATTGACATTTTGAATTCAGAGATTGCAGCTGGCAAATATCCAACCAAACGATCAGTCAGGAATTTGGTGTCTGGCCGAACCGAGGAAATTGGAGCCATCATCGATGCACTGATTGATGATGGTTTAATCATGGAAGTTGATCTGCCAGCTGAATTAAAAGTCGGTGCAAAACGGACTTCATTGGTTCCCAATTTGTCGGGAACCAATGGATTTTGATGGTAATACAAAATGATTAAATTCAATTGGTTCCCAAACCATTGGTTCCCCTAAGGAAAAATATGGGGAACCAATAGTACCTAAGTGGTACTATTGGTATCGGTTCCGAGGAATCGGGAACCAATGGGAACCAATGGGAACCAATAGTACAAAAGGTTTAGAATTATGAATAAAGATGAATTAGAAAATGGCGAAAAAGATGACTTTGATGACCGCATTTTTTGTGATGAATGTGAGCATTTTGTGTCAAAGAATTGGTATTTAAAATGTGAAGCTGGTCAGACATACATACTTGGGATAAAAAACAGATGCACACTATTCAAGAAAAAAACACCCAAAAACCAAAAATTTTGGGAATGAAAGAACACAAAATCCAAGTCAAAGTGATCCAACATATTCGGACATTTTTCCCAGATGTGTTGATTTTTGCCATTCCAAATGGATCAGCAACATCGGCCAAAAATCGATTGATGTTGTTTTTGGAAGGTTTGACCGCTGGCATTCCTGACATTTTTGTCGCTGAATCCAGGCATGGTTTCAGCGGTTTGTTCATTGAATTGAAAACACAAGAAGGTGTCGAATCACATGATCAAAAGAAAATCAGACTTTTATTGCAAAAGCGTAATTATTTGGTCTATGTGGCCAGGTCACCAGAAACTGCAATCGATTTGATCACTGACTATGTGTGCTGATTCACAACAGTTCACAAAATTTCACAAATTTATGTTACAGTGTTCGAAATTAACTTTGGAGCTGAAAAAATGTTTGGATATAAATTGAATGAATGGCTTGGAATGATTGCAATTGGCGTTATGTTTGCTCTGATGCTAATATATGGCTGGACTCATTAAGGATAATCATGCCGATTAGAAAAGATTCAAAAGGATGGTGGTGGGGAAATCAAGGCCCATTTGATACCAAGCAAAAAGCAGTTCAAGTCGGCCAAGCAGCTCATGCAGCTGGTGCTGATGAAGAATCAACACAGGTCAAAGAAAAAAAACAAGGCAAATTGACGTTTGCTTTGGATTATCACAAGACATATTCAGCTGATCCAAAATTTTGGAATGTGTTTATTCAGTTGGTTTATTTGCGCAAAGATAAATTGCTTTGCGTTTCACATTCGACCGATGCAGATGAGATCGATGAATTATATAAATCAATCGGCAAGATAATCGGCAAAGATAATGTGGTATTAACTGATGGTGCAGCCAAGAAACCATATTGTGATGAACATGGAATTGATATTGATGTTTGGATTGATAATAATCCAATCCACATCATTCAAGACCCTGGCGAATAATCATGCCAGTTAGTCCACATAATGTGAAATGTGCCAGCTTGGGATGCAAAGAAAATCGATCGAGATTATCAACATTTTGCATAAAGCATGGCGGTCGAGATACTTATGTGGCCAAAAAAACTATTGAAAGAAAATCTTTCAATTCAATGTATGACTCATCATCATGGAAGAAACTAAGGAAGGCGAAATTGTCAGCGCAGCCGATTTGCCAGGCGTGCCTAGGGTCAGGCATAATTTCACCAGCATCAATGGTCGATCATTTGTTCAGTTGGAGTGCCATTGGGAAGGATGCATTCTATCGGAATGTGTTTCAATGTTTGTGTGCCAGCTGCCATGCTGAGAAGACGCAGTTGGAACGTGATGGGATATATCGTCACTACACAGTGCCAGTGACTGACTATCAACTGAGTGATTACCAATCAGCCATGGGGATTGCGTCAGTTGATTCAGCCAATGAGGTCGGTGCAGCGCATGGGTTGGGCGAAATCCTGAAAACTTAAATTTTGGTGGGCCGAAAACAAG